AGGATCGCAAACCTACTGTAACTAACCGCAAATATCCTGCCATTCCGAAGAAATCTTCCGGTCCACCCAGATTACAGTTTGATACGGTAAACCGTCCCGCGCCCGTCGATCTTCTCGGCGACGACCGTAAGCCCGAGGCGTTTCTTCAGCGCGCCGGAAATGGCCCCACGCACGGTGTGGGGTTGCCAGCCGAGCGCGGCAGCCGCCTCGGAAATGTTGGCGCCTTCGGGCCGCTGCAGCAGCGCGATCAGCGCCGCCTGCTTCGTATTGGCGCGAATCGTCGCGGGCTTTGGGGCCGCGGGCGCGACCGCATCCCGCTCCACCCGCCCGCGCCTTGCGCCGGCGATGGCGCCCGCCACCAACGGCTCGATGCCGACGGCGCAAAGCCCGGCCTCGGTGGCGAGCAGCGTGGTGCCATGACCATCACCGGTCTCGCGCCAGAGCGGCTCGCCCCGGCGAAGATTGGCCTCGACCTCCTCGACGAGGCCCTTGGCAAGCAGCGCCTCCACCACCTTGGCGGCAGCACCGCCGCGCAGGCTGTCGGGCAAGGGAAGCGCCAGATTGCCCGGGCGCGCGGCGGCACGGCTGAGAATCAGGCTCTGGGTTTTGGAAAGCGGGGTCATCGCGCATGCTCCCCTTCGCCAAAGGCACTGTCAGTGATCTGGCGCAAGAGGCTCGCGTAATGCTCCAGCGTGCCGACATCGCCCCAGTTCACCGCGTCGGGGCTGGTGTTGAAATGATCGTCGCTCAGCGCGGCGAGGCGGGCGAGCATGGTGTCGATCTCGGTCTTCTTGCCGAGAAAGGCGGCGAGCGCGGCATCATGGTTGCGGCGGGCTTTCTCGGCGCGGGTGGGGATGGTCATGGGGGGCTCTCCGGCGTCTGAACTGCATCGTTTTCGTGCCATCAGAATCGCTCACCACAGGCCGGAAGTGTAACATAATCGCAGCAATATCATTGCTTTATGTAATCTGCCCAGATGCTTGGGCACAAGCCGGAAGGGTTACGCGGAATGGGCATGTCGCGCCGTCAATATGCGGCGCATCGCGGCGTCAGCCACACGGCGGTGGGCAAGGCAATCTCCTCGGGGCGCATCAGTCTCGAGCCGGATGGCAGCATCGATCCGGTGACGGCCGACCGGCAATGGGACGCGCAGACCGACCCGGCCAAGCAGCGCGGCGCTCATGCACGGGCGCTGGGGGCGGCGACGGCGGCCGGCACCGCGCGCGCCAGCGCCGCGACCAGGCCGGTGCCGCGCGCCGCCATCGAGTCGGTGGGTGAGACCCTGCGCGAGGCCGGCGCCGATCCCGATCCCGGCGCGGGCGGCGAGGTGTCGTTCCTGCGCGCGCGGATGGCCAATGAGGTGCTGAAGGCGCAGACCGCCAAGGTCAAGCTCGCCAGGATGAAGGGCGAGCTGGTCGACCGGGCGCGCACCACCTCCATGGTCTTCGACCTGGCCCGGCGCGAACGCGACGCCTGGCAGAACTGGCCGGCCCGTGTAGCCGCCAACATGGCCGCCGATCTGGGCGTCGATGCCCATCGGATGGAGCAGGTTCTGGACAATTACCTGCGCCAGCACCTGGCCGATCTTGCGGAGGTGAAGATTGACTTACGATGAATGGCGCGCCGAGGCGCGGCGTCGGCAGGCGTTCGGCGTGCTGATCGACAGGACAATGGCGCGGATCAGAGCGAGGAAAGCACGCGAGCAACGGGATGCGGATGAGGAAGGGGCCGGGGCGGTTCTCTGCGCGATCCGGCAGGCGCGATGGGAGATGATCCGTGGCGCTGGCTGATTTCGAGGGCGCCGAGGATATCCGCAATGCCTGGCTGGCTGGTCTGGCGCCGGACCCGGCGCTGACGGTCAGCCAATGGGCGGATCGGCACCGGATCCTGTCCTCGCGCGCGGCAAGCGAGGCCGGGCCCTATCGCACCGCCCGCACGCCCTTCATGCGGGCGATCATGGATGCGCTGTCGCCGGCCAGCCCGGCGCGACGGGTGGTATTCCAGAAAGCCGCGCAGGTGGGCGCGACCGAAGGCGGCAACAACTGGGTCGGCTTCTGCATCCACCGCGCGCCGGGGCCGTTTCTGGCGGTCCAGCCGACTGTAGATCTGGCCAAGCGCCTGTCGCAGCAGCGCATCGACCCGCTGATCGAGGAAAGCCCGGAACTGCGGGCGCTGGTGATGCCGTCGCGGTCCAAGGACAGCGGCAACACGATCCTCGGCAAGCGGTTTCCCGGCGGGCACTTGATCCTGACCGGCGCGAACAGCGCCGTGGGCCTGCGCTCGATGCCGGCGCGCTGGGTGTTTCTCGATGAGGTGGACGCCTATCCGGGCGATCTCGATGGCGAGGGCGACCCGATCGCGCTGGCCGAGGCGCGCACGATCAGCTTCGGGCATCGCAGCAAGCTGTTTCTGGCCTCGACCCCGACCGTGAAGGGCCTCTCCCGGATCGAGCGGGAATACGAGATGTCGGATCAGCAGCGATACCATGTCCCCTGCCCCCATTGCGGCGCCCTGCAATGGCTGAAGTTCGAACGCCTGCGCTGGCAGCCGGGCCGGCCGGAAACGGCGCGTTATGTCTGCGAACACTGTGATGAACCCATCGCCGAGCGCCACAAGACCGAGATGATGGACGAGGCGAATGGCGCGACATGGATGCCGACCGCCGAGCCGGAGATGCTGGAGCGGGCGCAGGCGGCGGGGATCGTTGGGTATCACATCAGCGGCCTCTATTCGCCGCTGGGCTGGCTCAGCTGGTCGAAGATCGCGCAGGATTGGGAGCAGGCGGTCGGCAACGAGGCCGCGCTGAAGACGCTGAAGAACACGGTGTTGGGCGAGACCTGGCAGGAACGCGGCGAGGCCCCGGACTGGCAGCGCCTTTATGAGCGGCGCGAGGATTGGCATCTGTGGGAGGTGCCGCAGCGCGCGCTGATCCTGACGGCCGGCGCGGATGTGCAGCGCGACCGGATCGAGATCGACGTCTGGGGCTGGGGCGAGAACCTTGAATCCTGGCTGGTCGATCATGTGGTGCTGGAAGGCGACACGGCCCGCGAGGAGGTCTGGGACGATCTGACCGGGTTTCTGGCCGAGACCTGGCCCCATGCTGGCGGCGCGCGCATGGCGCTGGCCCGGATGGCCATCGACACCGGCGACGGCGCGACCACGGATGCGGTCTATGGCTGGTGCCGGAAGATGGGCCACGGCCAGGTGATCGCGATCAAGGGCGTCGGCGGCTTTGACCGCTCCACCCCGGTGGACGGCCCGAGCTATGTCGATGTGACCGAGGGCGGGCGCAAGTTCCGGCGCGGGGTGCGGCTGTGGAAGGTCGCAGGCGCAGTGTTCAAATCCGAGACCTATCGTCTTCTGCGGCTTGTCGCGCCGACAGACGAGGACATCGCCAACGGCAGCGGCTGGCCGGCCGGTTTCGTGCATATCCCGAAGGGCACTACCGCGGAATGGACCAAGCAACTGACCGCCGAGCAGCTGATGACCATCAAGACCCGGCAGGGGTTCCAGAAGCTGGAATGGCAGCAGACCCGCGACCGCAACGAGGCGCTGGACTGCCGGGTCTATGCCCGCGCCTGCGCCTGGCTGATGGGCATGGACCGCTGGGACGGCGCCAAATGGGACGATCTGCGCGCGCAGCTCATGCCCGGCACGAGTGATGCGCGCCCGGCCGGGCAACCGCATCGTCAACCGTTGAAACCGCCGCCGCCCCGCCCGTCGGGCTGGCTGGGCAAGAGACAAAGAGGAAGCTGGTTCTGATGGCCTGGACCGAGAGTGAACTTGACGCGCTGCGCCGGGCCTATGCCTCGGGCACCCTGCGGGTCAGCTATGATGGAAAGACCCTTGAATACGGCTCGGCCGCCGATCTGCTGAGCCGCATCCGCACCATCGAGGGCGAAATGGCAGCCGGATCGGGCCGTCCCTTGCCCGTGGCGGGCTTTGCCGGTTTCCATAGGGGCTGACCATGGCAGGACCGAAGGAGATCACCCCGGACGTGCGCTGGGGGCTGATGGATGCTGCCTTGTCGGTGGTTTCGCCACGCTCTGCCGCCCGGCGCTATGCCGCGCGGGTGGCGATTTCAAACCTGCGGCGTGGCTATGAGGCCGCCTCAAGGGGGCGTGGAACGGCAGGCTGGAAAGTCGGTGGAACGGCGGCGGATGCGGAAATCGCTGCGGCCGGGGCCACGCTGCGCGACCGCATGCGCGATCTGGTGCGCAACAACCCCATCGCCGCGCAGGCGGTGCAGGTGCTGGTCAACAATATCGTCGGCACCGGCATCCGGCCCCGCGCCGCAACCCCCGATCCGGCACTGAACAGACAGGTCGATGATCTGTGGCGGCGCTGGGCCAGCCGTTGCGACGATCATGGACACACGGATTTCCATGGGGTTCTCTGCCTCGCCGTGCGCGAGATGATCGAGGGCGGCGAGGTCTTCGCGGTGGCCCGCTATCGTCGTGGCGCACACGCGCGTGATCTGCGTCTGCGCATCGAACTGCGCGAGGCCGATCACCTCGACAGCGCACGCTTCGACAACCGCGCCGATGGAACCCGGATCAGCCAGGGGATCGAGACCGACCGGGACGGCCGGCGCATCGCCTACTGGATGTTTCCGGACCATCCCGGCCACAACGACCCCATTGTCAACCACCGTCTGGAATCGGTGCGCCTCAGGGCGCGGGACGTGGCGCATCTGTTCGAACGCCAGCGGGTCCAAAGCCGGGGCGTGCCATGGGGCACCCCGGCCATGCGGGCGATCCGCGACGTGGATGACTGGCAGACCGCGGAACTGGTGCGCAAGAAAACCGAAGCCTGTCTGGTCGGCATCGTCTTCGGTGCCGATGAGGATCAGCAATCCATCGCCCCGGTGATCGAGGACGGGATGGGCAACCGGGTCGAGCAGTTCGAGCCGGGCCTGATCGCCTATGCCCGCGGCGGCAAGGACATCAAGTTCAACCAGCCTGCCTCGACGGCCGGCGTCTATGAATGGCACCGGACCCAGCTTCACATCATCGCTGCGGGGTTCCGGGTGCCCTATGCGATGATGACCGGCGATCTGTCGCAGGCCAACTTCTCGTCCACCCGTGCGGGCCTGAACGAATTCCGCCGCATGGTTGAGCAGATCCAGTGGCAGACCGTGATCCCGATGTTCTGCGAGCCGATCTGGCGCTGGTTCATCAAGGAGGCACAGTCGCAGGGCCTGCTGCCGGATGGCGTCGAGATTCTTGCGGAATGGGGGCCGCCGAAGTTCGAGAGTGTCAATCCGCTGCAGGACGTGCAGGCCGATCTGCTGGAGGTGCGCGCAGGCTTCTCGACCCTGCCGCAACAGATCGCGCGGCGGGGATATGACCCTGAGGAAATCCTCAGCGAATGGGCCGATTTCGCCAGGAAGGCCGATGCCGCTGGCCTCGTCTTCGACAGCGACCCGCGCAAGGTCAGCAAGGCGGGCCTCGTGCAGACCACAGACCCGACCGCACCGCCGAGCGGCGATAACTGACGGAGACCACCATGGAGAGTGAGGAAATTCTCGACCTGCCCGTGATCGGGCGGGCCGGCACAATGCAATCTGTCGATGACGCCTCGCGCACATTCGAGGTTCTCTGGACCACCGGCGCGCAGGTGCGGCGCTATTCCTGGGCGCGGGATGAGGAGTTCGACGAAGAACTGGTCGTGTCTCCCAACGCGATGCGGCTGGATCGCCTGAACGCCGGTGCGCCGTTCCTGAACTCGCATGCGTCCCACCGCCTGACCGACATTCTCGGCGTGGTCGAGAATGGCTCGATCCGCATCGAGGGCGGCAGCGGTTTCGCCCGCATCCGCCTGTCAGAGCGCGATGAGGTCGAGCCGATCTGGCGCGACATCAAATCCGGGATCATCCGCAATGTCTCGGTCGGATACCGGGTCCATCGCTTCGAGCGGGTGGCAAAAGCCGACCGCACCGATGGCGGCCAGCGCGCGCTCTATCGCGCGGTCGATTGGGAGCCGCTTGAAATCTCTGCCGTCGCCATCGGCGCCGATCCCGGCGCCGGCATGCGCGCCGGGATCGGGCCGAGTGACGCCCGGCAATTCCCCTGCGCGATCACCACGAAAGGACGAAACATGCCTGAAGACACCATTGCGGCGGGTGTTGATGAAACCCGCAACACCCCCGCCCCCGCGCAAACCCCTGCCATCCCGCAAGCCGCCCCGGCCGCGCCCGACGCGGAAAGCATCCGCGCGGAAGAACGCGAGCGCGTCAGCACCATCATGACGCTCTGCGCCCGGCATGATCTTGGCTCTGAGCTTGCCAACGACCTGATCGCACGCGGCGTCTCGATCGATGCCGCCCGCGAGGCGGTCCTCGACGCACTGGGCGAGGCAAACCCGCTGGGCCGCACGATTGAGCTGGCCCCGGCGCAGGCCCGCGGCACCGGCGATGCCGCCTATCGCGATGCGGTTGCCGACGCGATCATGCACAGGGCGGCACCATCGCTGCATGCGGTATCGCCGCAATCGCGGGAATTCGCGTTCCGCAGCCTGATGGACCTGGCCCGCCATGCCGTCGAGCGCGCCGGCGTCAACACCGCCGCCATGCCCGATATGGAGATCGCAGGTTTCGCCATGGGCATGCGCTCGGCGGGTTACCACAGCACCGGAGACTTCCCGGCGATCCTCAGCAGCGTGGTCAACCGGACGCTGCGCGCCGCCTATGACGCAACCCCGCGTACCTTCGGGGCATGGTCCACGCGGGTGACGGTGCGGGATTTCCGGCCCGTTGACCGCCTGCAGATCGGCAACGCCCCCGATCTGGTCAAGGTGCCCGAAGGCGGCGAGTTCACCTATGGCACCGCGACCGAGGGCAAGGAAAGCTATGCGATCGCCACCTATGGCCGCATTATCGGCTTCAGCCGGCAGATGCTGATCAACGATGACCTGCGCGCCTTCGACCGGGTCGTCCAGTCCTTCGGTGCCTCGGCCGCGAACCTTGAATCGGATATCCTCTATTCGATCCTGCTGTCGAACCCCGCCATGGGCGACGGCACCGCGCTGTTTCATGCCAATCACGGCAACCTCGGCACGGCGGCGGCGATCACCGAGGAGTCCCTGACCGCGATGCTGCGCGCCTTCGCTGTGCAGAAGGATCTGGACGGCCGGGCGATCACGGTTCTGCCGCGCAACATCATCGTTCCGCCCGGAAAGCGGATGGTCGAAATTCACAAGCAACTGGCCGCAACCACGCCCGGCAGCACGGCCGAGGTGAACCCCTATTCGAACCGCTTCTCGGTGGTCGAGGAAATCCGGCTGGTGAATACCGCCGGTCCCGATCCGTGGTTCGCCGCCACCGATCCCGCCTTCGGCGCGGTGGAATACGCCTATCTGGCGGGTCAGGAGGGTCTCTATACCGAGCATCGCGTCGGCTTCGAGGTCGATGGCATCGAGTTCAAGGCCCGTCACGATTTCGGCGCCAAGGCCATCGACTGGCGCGGTCTCTATAAGAATCCCGGCATCGCGTGATGCTGCCGGCCCCGGTCTGATCCTGACCGGCGCGGACCGGTGATCGGCCCGCATTCCCTTCTTTCCCTCATCTGGAGAAAGCCCATGAAAAACTTCATCGCAACAGGCAACACGCTCACCATCACCGCCGAGGCGGATATCGCCTCGGGCGCAGGCGTTCTGATCGGCTCGATCTTCGGCGTTGCCACCGGCCCCATCGCCAATGGCGCGGAAGGCGTGATCAATCTCACCGGCGTCTATGATCTGCCGAAGACCGCGTCCCAGGCGTGGACTGTCGGCGCGAAGGTCTATTGGGACAACACCGCCAAGGCCTGCACGACCACGGTCGCCTCCAACACGCTGATCGGCATTGCGGTGCTCGCGGTCGGCGGCGGCGCCGGGGAAACCACCGGCCGCGTCCGTCTGAACGGGGCGGCCGTCTGATGAGCGCCTTTGCCGCCGCTGCGACCCGGATCTTCGCGGACCCGAACATGGCGGTGGACGCGACATGGCTGCCGAGCGGGGTTCCGCCCGGCAGCACCATTCGCGCCATCCGAAAGGCCCCCGACGAGTTGACCAGCTATGGCGGCGCGCGGGTGTGGTCGGAAACCGTGCGCATCGACGTGATGGCGGCCGAAACCCCGTCAATCCAGTCCGGCGACCGTATCGTGATCGGCGGCGAGACCTTCGAGGTTCAGGGCGAGCCGATCCGCGACCGGGAACGGCTGATCGTGACCCTCGATCTGAGGCCCATATGAAGCTGCGTGCCGAGATCGCGGATATCGCCAGGCTGATGGCCGATGAGGTCAAGGCCGGCGAAAAGGCGGTGCATTTCGGGATCCGCGATGCCGGGATCGCGCTCAAGGCCGCATGGCGGGGGCAGATCACCGGCGCCGGCCTCGGCCAGCGGCTGGCCCGGACCATCCGCTCGGAGACCTGGCCCAAGGGCCGGCACAGCATGAATGCCGCGTCGATGGTCTGGACCCGCGCCCCGGTGATCGTGAACGCCCATGACACCGGGCCGCTGATCCGCTCGCGCGACGGGTTCTGGCTGGCCATCCCGCTTGAGGCGGCCGGGAAAAGCCGCAGCGGCAAGCGCCCGACGCCGGGCGAATGGGAGGCGCGCACCGGGCTGCGGCTGATCTTCGTCTATCGCCGAACCGGCCCCAGCCTGCTGGTCGCCGAGGCGCGGCTGACCAAGCACGGTCGGGCGGCCGTGTCCCGGTCCAGAACCGGGCGCGGCCTCGCCTCGGTGCCGATCTTTCTGCTGGTGCCGCAGGTCAGGCTGAAGAAGCGGCTGGATCTTGAGAAGCCGGCCAATGCCGCTCTGGCATCCCTGCCGGGCGCAATCGTCTCTCGCTGGGAACGCACATGACCACCAGGCGCGAACAGGTTCTATCGTCCCTGTTCACCCTCCTGCAGGGCATCGGCGGCGGCACCATCGTCCTGCGCAGTGAGGTCCTGCCCGAGCGCATCCCTGCTGCCGGGCTGCTGATCTTGCGCGACGGAACGCCCGGCGAAGCCGAGGTAACGCTGTCGCCGCTGCGCTATCACTGGCAGCACCAGGCCGAGATCGAGGTCTTCATTCGCGGATCCTCCGGTCTGGAACTGGCCTTCGACACGCTGGCTGAGGGGATCGGGCACGCGATCGCCGGCGACCGGACGTTGGGCGGGCTTTGCGACTGGATCGAGACCGACGCGCCCGAACCTGCCGATCTGGCGGTCGAGGGCGCCCCGACCATCAGGGCGGCGGTGCTGATCCTCAACCTGCATTACACCAGCAACGATCCGCTAGTTTGAGATGCGAACAAAGCGCGACCGGCGGCCATTCCGGCGTTCCGGCGCCGGTCCGCGCCGCCGGTTGGGCGGATGTGCCTGTCTGATTCAGGCCGAATCCCCGGCCCGAATCGAACATCAGGAGAAAGAAGTGAGCACCATGATCTCGCATCTGCCACAGGATCACCACTGTCTTGCGCGCCGATGGTTCGGAAAAGGTCACCGAGCAGGTGCGGGTGACCGCCAAGCGCCTCACCAGGCTGGCCGCGCTGGTCAAGCCGCCATTGCACTGACCCGGTCCCGGCACGGGATCGCTTCCATAGAAAGGAACCTTCCATGGCACGCGCCCAAGGTGCGCGGTCGCAACTCGCGGCTGCGTTCGAGACTGTTTATGGCACCGCCCCCGTCAGCGGCTTCACCCGCCTGCCCTTCGCATCCTCGACGCTGAGCGCCGAACAGCCGCTGCTCGGCTCGGAGCTGCTGGGATATGGCCGGGACCCGCTGGCCCCGGTCAAGGACGCGATCACCGCGGATGGCGATCTGACCGTGCCGATCGACGCCGAGGCGTTCGGCTTCTGGCTGAAGGCGGCGTTCGGAGCGCCGGTCACCACAGGCACCGTGCCCGGCCCCTATACTCATGAGTTCCGCTCCGGCAACTGGACCCTGCCGTCGATGTCGATCGAGACCGGCATGCCGGAGGTGCCGCGCTTCGCCATGTATTCGGGCGTGATGGTCAACCAGCTCAGCTGGACCATGCAGCGTTCCGGCCTGTTGACCGCCAGCGCCCAGCTTGTGGCGCAGGGCGAGACCGTCGTCAGCACCTCGCAGGCCGGCACGCTGGCTGATCTGGACCTGATCCGCTTCGGGCATTTCAACGGCGCCATCACGCGCAATGGCACAGCACTGGGCAATGTGATCTCGGCCCAGATCACCTATGCCAACAATCTCGACCGGATCGAGACCATTCGTGCCGACGGCATGATCGATGGCGCGGATCCCTCCATCGCCGCGCTGACCGGCCAGATCGAGCTGCGCTTTGCCGATATGGTGCTGATGAACCAGGCCATCGCCGGCGGGCCGTGCGAATTGGAATTCGCATACACCCTGAGCAGCGGCGAAAGCCTGACCTTCACCGCACATGCCGTCTATCTGCCGCGCCCCCGCGTCGAGATCAGCGGGCCGCAGGGCATTCAGGCCAGCTTCGACTGGCAAGCCGCGCGCGGGTCCAGCCCGGCGCGCATGGCAACCATCACCCTTGTCAACAACACCGAGGAATATTGAACCATGATCCGTCTGAACCTCACCACCGAGCCGCGCTGGATCGACCTCCTGCCCGGCCTGATGATCCGAGTCGCCCCGATCACCACATCCATCATGGCCGCCGCGCGCTCCGATGTCTCCCTCGATACCCTCGACATCGACGCGCCGAAGGAGGTGCTGGCCGTGGCCATGGCGCAGGCCGTCGCCAGAATGGTGATTACCGAATGGTCGGGCGTCGGCGATGCCGAGGGCATCGACCTGCCGGTCACGCCCGAAGGCATCGACGCGCTCTTGAACATCTGGCCGGTGTTCGAGGCGTTCCAGGAGAAGGCCCTTGGTCCGCATCTGGTGCTGGATGCGGAAAAAAACGCCTCCGCGCCCTCGCCGAATGGCACTACGGCGGGGGCGACCGATATTGCGCAGCCTGCCCCGGACGCTGCCCCGACTGCCCTGCCCGGCTGAACAGTCCCGAAACGCAAGAGGGCTGGCAGGTCTGGGATCTGGCCGGGAGGCTGAGCGGGCAGGTCCGGGCGATCCCCGGCGCGGTGCTGGGCTGGGACATGGGCACGGCGCTGGAAATGGGCCGCGCCCTTGGCATTGCACCGCTGGCGGTCGTGGAACTGCTGCCGGTGATCGAGGCGGAAATGATCCGCCAGACCAACCAGAAGATCGAGGAAGGCAGAGGCGATGGCCGAGAAGAAGGTTTCCGTTCGTCTCGTCGCTGAGAACGGACGCCAGGTCCGCGCGGAACTGGAAGGCGTCGGCAATGCGGGTGCAGAGAGCTTCAAGCGCATGTCGCGTGAGGTGGACACGGCCGGCGTCATGTTGCGGCGCCTCGCCGGTATCGCGGCTGGCGCGCTCAGCATCCGCCAGGTCGCGCAATATGCCGATACCTGGACCGATCTGCGCTCGCGGGTCGATCTGGCGACCGGGTCGCAGGAGAAGGGCGCCGCCGTCATGGACCGGCTCGCCGATATGGCGCGGCGCACCTATTCCGGTATCGAGCAGACAACGGAATCCTGGCTCGCGAACGCGACCGCGCTGCGCGAGTTGGGCCTGTCCACCGCCGAGAGCCTGGATTTCACCGAGGCGCTGAACAACGCCATGGTGGTCTCGGGCGCCAAGGCCGAACGCGCGGCCTCGGTCCAGAATGCGCTCTCGAAGGCGATGGCGCTGGGCAGCCTGTCGGGCGATAACCTGAACACGGTGATCCAGACCGGCGGGCGCGTGGCGGAACTGCTGGCTGCGGAACTCGGCACCACAGTTTCCGGCCTGCGGGTGATGGGAACGCAGGGCGCGATCACCGGCGAGGTGATCCGCACCGCGCTGGTCGGCAATCTGGAGCTGCTGCGCGAGGAAGCGGACTCCATGCCGGCCACCATCGGCGACGCGTTCACGCTGATCGGCAATGCGGCGCTGCAACTGGTTGGCAGCTGGGATCAGCTTCTGGGTGCCTCCTCCACCGTCGCCTCTGTGCTGATCCTTGTCGCGGACAATATCGAACGCCTCGCCTCGCTCGCGATTGCCTTCGCCGGCTTCATGGCCGGGCGCTGGGTGGCGGCTTTTGTCGCCGCCCGTGTCGCGACCTTCTCGCTGTCCACGGCGCTGACCGTGCTGCGGGGGGCGCTGATCCGCACCGGCATCGGCGCGCTGATCGTCGCGGCGGGCGAGCTGATCTACCAGTTTTCCTCGCTGGTCAAATCAGTCGGCGGCATCGGCACGGCGTTCAAGCTGCTAGGCGATGTCGCAAAGGAGGTCGGCCAGCGCATCGTCCTGGCCTTCCAGGCATCGTTCGCGCTGCTCAATGCGGCCTGGGATGGCTATCGCGCCTATGTGTTCACGGTGCTCGACCTGATCGTGACCGGGGGCGTCACCGCCGTGGACCGATATGTTGCGGTCTGGCACGGCGGGTTTGAGGCGATCAAGGCGATCTGGGCATTGCTGCCGGATGCCATTGGCGATCTGGCGTTCAAGGCGGCGAACGGGTTGATCGCCGGGGTCGAGGCGATGCTGAACGGCGTCGTCACCCGGATCAACAGTTTCATCTCCGGCATCAACGCCGCCCTCGCCATGCTGCCGGAATGGGCTGTCGGCGAAGGCGGGGCGCAGATCGGCCTTCTGGACCCGTTCAGCATCGGGCGCATCGACAACCCGTTCGAGGGATCGGCATCTGATGCAGGTTCCGCCGCCGCCGAGGCGTTCAGCGCAGCCTGGGACAGGACATATATCGAACCGCCGGACCTGTTCGGCGATCTTGCCGATCAGGCCGCCGCGGCTGCCTCCGCCCATCTCGACGCTGCACAGGCGCTGGGCGCGGCGGCAGTTGCGCCGCTGGAAAGCTGGCAGGCGCTGAAGGATGCAGTCACCGCCTCGGGCGAGGATGGCGCGAACGCTCTGGACGATGCCGCTGGCGCGGCCGAGCGGGTTGCCGGTGCCATGGATCGCGCCGGTGGCGCTGCGGGCCGGGCCGGTGCGGCTGGCAAGAAAGCCGGCGAAGACACTACAAACGGCGCGGAACAGGCGAAACAGGGCTGGGATGCGGTTATCGCCCCGCTCTCCGACTATGCCCAGAAGGCCCGCGACATCAGCGGTGATATCGGCAACGCGCTGGTCGGAGCGTTCCAGAGCGCCGAGAATGCGGTCGGCGAGTTCGTGAAGACCGGCAAGCTGAACTTCCACGACCTCGTGACCTCGATGCTGGCCGACATGGCGAAGCTGGGCGCGCGCCGGTTCCTGCTCGGGCCGCTGGCCGGGATTCTGTCGGGCTTCATGCCGGGGCTGAATGTGCCGATCCTCCATGCCGGCGGCATGGTCGGCGGTGCAGCGCCGTCCCGCATGGTCTCGGCCATGGCCTTCGCCAATGCGCCCCGGATGCATTCCGGCGGCTGGGCCGGGCTGCGCTCGGACGAGGTGCCGGCGATCCTGCAGAAGGGCGAGCGGGTGCTCTCGCGCCGCGAAGCGGCGGGTTACGGGGGCGGCGTCACCATCAACATCAACGCCCGCGATGCCGAGAGCTTCCGGCAGTCGCGAGCACAGATTTCGGCAGATATCGCGCGGGCCGTCGCCATGGGAAGGAGAGGGATGTAATGACTTTTCACGATGTCCGGTTCCCGGACAATATCAGCCGCGGCGCGCGCGGCGGCCCGGAACGGCGCACCCAGATCGTGGAACTGGCCTCCGGCGACGAGGAACGCAACGCCAGCTGGGCCAACTCGCGCCGCCGCTATGACGTCTCCTATGGCATCCGCCGCGCCGACGATCTCGACGCCGTGGTGCAATTCTTCGAGGCCCGCAACGGGCGTCTGCACGGCTTCCGCTTCAAGGATTGGGGCGATCATAAATCCTGCAAGCCATCGGCGATGGTGACGCACCAGGACCAGTTGCTCGGGACCGGCAACGGAACCGCAACCGCGTTCCAGCTTGTGAAGCGGTATGCCTCCGGGGTGCAGTCCTGGACCCGCTCGATCACCAGGCCGGTCGCAGGCAGCGTCAGGCTGGCGCTGGGCGGCGTCGAGCAGCTTTCCGGCTGGTCGGTCGATACGACGACCGGTGTCGTTACATTCGGAACCGCACCCGCCGCTGGCGTCACCGTCCGCGCGGGGTTCGAATTCGACGTGCCCGTCCGCTTCGACAGCGACACGCTCGACGTCACCCTCGATATCGAGCGGCTCGGCTCGATCACCTCCATCCCGCTCGTGGAAATCCGCCGATGAAATCGCTGTCCCCTGCCCTGCAGGCGCATCTGGACGATGGCACCACCACGCTGGCCTGGTGCTGGAAGATCACCCGCGCCGATGGCCAGAGCTTCGGTTTTACCGATCATGATTGCCCGCTTGCCTTCGGCGGCACGGACTATGAGCCGGAAAGCGGGCTTTCGGCATCCGAGATCCGGGCCGGCTCGGATCTGTCGGTGGATTCCCAGGATGCGCAGGGAGCGCTGACCTCGGGCCGGATCACCGAGACCGATATTCTGGACGGGCGCTGGGACAACGCACTGGTCGAGGTCTGGCGGGTGAACTGGAACGCCCTCGGCCAGCGGGTGCTGATCCGGCGCGGCGCCATCGGCGAGTTGCGGCGCGGGCGCATGTCCTTCGTCGCCGAGGTGCGCAGCATGGCGCATGTGCTGGGTCAGACGGTCGGCCGGGTCTATCAGGGCACCTGCGATGCGGCACTGGGCGACAGCCGATGCGGGGTGAACATTGCCGCCGCCGCTTATCGCGGCACCGGCGCGGTGGTCGATCCGATCCGCGACCGCGCCTTCACCGCCTCCGGCCTCGGTGGCTTCGCCAGCGGCTGGTTCAGCTTCGGTCATCTGGAATGGACGAGCGGCCCGAACAGCGGTCGGCTGGCCGAAGTGATGCTGCACGAGATCGCCTCCGGCGTGGTCACCATCACGTTGCTGGAAGCGCCTGTGCGCGCGGTCGCGGGCGGCAATGCGTTCACCATCCGCGCCGGCTGCGACAAGCGCAGCGCGACCTGCGCGGCCAAGTTCAGCAACATCGCCAACTTCCGCGGCTTCCCGCATATCCCCGGCCAGGACGCGGTTGTCCGCTACGCCACGGCGGATGGCGGGCACGAGGGGGCGGTGCTGTGAGCGGCGCGGCAGTTGTTGCACCGCATGCAGCATCTGATGCCCGGCCCGCCGATCCCCGATCCGTGATCGCCGCCGCGCGCGGCTGGCTCGGCACGCCCTATCACGATCAGGCCAGCGTCAAGGGCGTCGGCTGCGACTGCCTCGGGCTGGCGCGCGGCATCTGGCGCGAAGTGGTCGGAAGCGAGACGCTGCCGGTGCCGCCCTACAGCCGCGACTGGGGCGAGATCGGCAGCCGCGAGGTGCTGGCCGAGAATGCCGGCCGGGTGATGATCCGCATCGACCCGGCCGAGGCCGGGCCGGGCGCGGTGGTGCTGTTCCGCATGCGCGCGGGCGCCATCGTCAAGCATATCGGGATCCTGACCGGCGAGGGCACATTCGTCCATTCCTATGAGCGGCTCGGGGTGATCGAAGAACCGCTCACCATCGCATGGCGGCGGCGCATTGCTTTCGCCTTCCGGTTCCCGCGCCCGGCGCCCGGCCTGCACAAGAAGAAGACCTGACTCATGGCAACCATCCTTCTCGGCGCGGTCGGCACCGCCATCGGCGGCGGCTTCGGCGGCACGATCCTCGGCCTCTCCGGCGCTGCCATCGGCGGCATGATCGGCTCCGGCATCGGCTCGATGGTCGACAGCTGGATCGTCTCGTCGCTGTTGCCCGGCCAGCGCATCGAGGGCCAGCGCATGGACAGCCTGCGCATAACCTCGGCGACCGAGGGCGTGGTGATCCCGCGCCTCTATGGCCGCATGCGCATCGGCGGCAATATCATCTGGGCGACCGACTTCCGCGAGGAAACTAACACCACCCGCCAGGGCGGCGGCAAGGGCGGCGGGCAGAAGGTCACCACGACCGAGTACCTCTACTATGCCAGTTTCGCTGTCGCTCTCTGCGAAGGCCCGATCACCGGCATTGGCCGCATCTGGGCTGATGGCGAGATCGTGGACCTCAGTGAGGCGACGTGGCGCTGGTATCCGGGCAGCGAGGCACAGGCCCCCGACCCCTTCATCACGGCGAAGATGGGGGTGGGGAACACGCCTGCCTATCGCGGCACCGCCTATGTGGTGTTCGAGGAACTGCCGCTGGCGCGCTTCGGCAACCGCCTGCCGCAACTGTCCTTCGAGGTGTTCCGGCCTCTGGACGATGCCGACACCGCCGAGGGGCTGGTGCCCGCGGTCACCGTTATCCCGGCGTCGGGAGAATGGTCCTACGCAACCCAGATCGTGCGCAAGGCCGGGGACGGCGACAGCGCGGCCGAGAATGTCAACGCCATGGCCGGAACCGCCGACATGGTGGTTTCGCTGGACCGGCTGGAAGCCATGGTGCCAAAGGTCGAAAGCGCCTCGCTGGTGGTGTCCTGGTTCGGCGACGATCTGCGCGCCGGAAGCTGCACGATCCGCCCGAAGGTCGAAATGGCGCAGAAGAACACCACGCCTGCCTGGAGCGTCAACGGCGTGAGCCGCGGCGATGCGCTGGTGGTCAGCCAGGACGATCAGGGGCGGCCGATCTATGGTGGCACGCCAGCGGATTTCTCGGTGCTGCAGGCCATCCGCGAGATGAAAACGCGCGGGCTCAAGGTGACCTTTTATCCGTTCCTGATGATGGATGTCCCGGCCGGCAACACCCTGCCGGATCCCTGGTCCGACTATGCCGCGGCCATCGGCCAGTCGGTGCTGCCATGGCGCGGGCGGATCACCTGCTCACCTGCGGCCGGTTTCGCCGGGACCGTGGACAAGACCGCCGCCGCCGCGGTGCAGGTCGATGCCTTCTTCGGCAATGCCCAGCCCTCGGATTTCGCAGTCAGCGGCGACAGCGTGACCTGGACCGGCGGGGCGGATTGGGGCTTCCGGCGCATGATCCTGCATTACGCCCATCTCTGCGCGGCGGCGGGTGGGGTCGATGCCTTCCTGATCGGTTCCGAAATGCGCGGGCTGACCACGATCCGATCCGGGGCATCGACCTATCCGGCGGTTGCCGCGTTGCAATCGCTGGCCGCTGCCGTCCGCTCGATCCTCGGCCCCGGCGTGAAGATCAGCTATGCCGCCGACTGGTCGGAGTATTACGGGCACCACCCGGGCGATGGCTCGGGTGACGTGTTCTTCCACCTCGACCCGCTCTGGGCGGATGACAATGTCGATTTCATCGGTATCGACAATTACATGCCGCTTTCCGACTGGCGCGATGGCTGGAAGCATCTCGATGCGCTGGCATGGCCGTCGATCTACGACCGCGCCTATCTGCAATCGAACATTGCCGGCGGCGAGGGCTTCGACTGGTACTATGCCAGCGAGGGCGACCGGATCGCGCAGAACCGCACACCGATCGAGGACAGCATCACACCGGGCGCCGGCGGCAAGGTCATCACCGCGATGCCTGTTGCAGCACCCGGCATCAGCCAAAGTCCCGGCACCAATTTCACCACCACGGTGCCATATCGGAGTGCCAGCATCACCCTATCCTGCCGGGTTCAGTTCCCGGCCCTGATCGCGGACGGCATTGTTTTCGAGATCGGCAACCTGAGCAGCGGCATGTTCTTCGGCCTGGCTGGCGGTCAGCTGATCCTGCACGAGATTTTCTCGGCCATCGGACAGACCAGGACGGCCTCGACCCCTGCCGCCTCGCTCGCTGGCAGGACCGCCGATCTGGTCGCATGGTTCGACATGGCAAGCGGCGAGATCGGCTTTGCTGTCGACGGGAATGTCGCGGCCACGGCAAGCTTCGGCGGGTCCGTATCCGGCACATGGGCCGCCAACAACGGCGGGGGATATGGCCTTGCCAACGGCCCGGTGTCGGGGTCCAGCACCGTCACGACAGCACTCCCCTGGCCGGGAACGCTGGTCAGCAATCTCAGCATATGGTCGGGCGCGGTCCCGAGTTTCGCGACCTTGCCGGCGGTGGCACCCGAGCCGTGGATCTTCCGCTACAAGGACATCCGCGGCTGGTGGTCGAACCCGCATCGCAACCGGCCGGGCGGGATCCCCGCAGCGTCCCCGACCGCATGGCTGCCGCAGTCGAAGCCGATCCGGTTTACCGAACTCGGTTGCCCGGCCGTGGATCGCGGCCCCAATCAGCCGAACGTGTTTCATGACCCGAAATCCTCGGAATCCTTCGTGCCCTGGTTCTCACGCGGCTGGCGCGACGATGCCGTCCAGCGGGCCTATCTGGAAGCGACCTACCTGTTCTGGGGTGACGCCGAAAACAACCCGGTCTCGACCGGATATGCCGGCCGCATGGTCGAGGTGGCGGAATGCGCGGCATGGACCTGGGATGCCCGGCCTTATCCGTTCTTCCCTCAACTCGGGGACATATGGGCGGATGGCAACAACTGGCGGCTGGGGCACTGGCTGACTGGCCGGCTGGGCGCCGTGTCGCTGGCAGCGCTGGTGCGCCACCTCTGCTTGAGCGCCGGCATGCCCTCGGCGTGGATCGATGTCTCGGGCCTGACCGGCGCTGTCGATGGCTATGTGATCTCGGCGCTGGAATCGCCCCGCACCTCGATCACCATGCTGGCGCGGCATTTCGGCTTCGATGCCGTCGAGAGCGAGGGGCGCATTCGCTTCGTCATGCGCGGACGCGCGCCGGTCGCGACCGTCGCACCGGACGACATGGCGGCGGGCCGAAGCGACGTGATGGAACTAACCCGCGGCCAGGAGACCGAACTGCCGCAGGCGTTGAAATGGCAGGTCGCGCGCACCGACGAGGATTATGACGCCATCACCGTCGAGGCGCGGCGCATTGCCGTGAGCGCCAGCAGGGTATCCTCGGACAGCTTTCCAATGGCGGTGCCGCCCGAGGAAGCCGACCGGCGCTGCCGCCGGGCGCTGATGGAGGCATGGATCGGCCGCGAGACCGGAGTCTTCAGCCTGCCGCCCTCGATGCTGGCGCTGGATCCCGGCGATGTCATCGCGCTGGATCACGACGGACGGCTTGCCGAGATGCGCATCCTCACGGTTTCCGATGCCGAGGCCCGCAGCATCGAGACCATCCGCCAGGACCGGGATGCCTATGATCTTCCTCCCGGAAGCCCTCGCCCGGCTGCGCTTGCCCGGCCGGTCGTGTTCGGTGCGCCGCTGGTCGAACTTCTGAACCTGCCGCAACTGCGCGAGGATCTCGCGCCACACCACCCGCTGATCGCCACCCATGCTCGCCCCTGGCCCGGCCAGATGGCGGTGTTCCGCAGCCCCGAGGCCTCCGCTTTCGAACTGCTCACCACCTTCAGAACCCGTGCGCGCATGGGCGAACTGGTGACCGATCTCCATTCCGGCCCAACCTCTCGCTTCGACTACGGCAACTCGGTCTATCTCGACCTGCTGTCAGGCACCCTCGAAAGCGTTACCGATCTGTGGCTGTTCGCTGGCGAGAACGCGCTCGCTGTCGCGCAACCGGGCGGCGGCTGGGAGATCCTGCAATTCGGCACCGCCGAACTGATCGCCCCCGGCCGATATCGGCTCTCGCGCCTGCTGCGAGGCCAGCGTGGCACGGAGACCGACATGGCGGCGGTGGTGCCGGCCGGGGCGCGGGTGGTGGTGCTGGACACAGCGCTGGCCCCGCTGCCGGTGATCGAGGCCGATCTGGGCATGCCGTGGAACTGGCGCATCGGGCCTGCCTCGCGTCCGGTCAGTGACGACAGCTATCTGGCAGAGGTATTCACGCCACGCGGCACGGGCCTGCGCCCGTTCGCGCCGGTCCATGTCGAGCAGCCGTGGCGGCGGGCGCGCAGCCCCGGCGATCTGACCATAAGCTGGCTGCGCCGCGACCGATCGCTCGCGGCCGACAGTTGGAACGCGGCCGAGATCCCCATGTCGGAGGCGAGCGAGTCCTGGCGGGTCGACATCCTCGACGGCGCAACCGTCAAGAGATCCTTGACGACTGCGACCGCCAGCGTGGTCTACACCGCGGCGCAGCAAAGCGCTGATTGGGGCGCGCCGCTCGCCCCCGGTGCCTCCCTCACCATCCGAATTGCCCAGATCGGGCAGGCGTTCGGTGCCGGGGCGGCCCCCGTCACCACCCTCTGGTTCTAAACAGGAGACCCCCCATGCCTGACACCACAGCGCATCTGGCGCTGCCTTTCATCATGGCTGCGCAAGCCCAGAAGCATGTGACCATGAACGAGGCGCTGCGCATGCTCGACGGCATCGTGCAGCTGGCGACCCTCGACCGTGACCTGACGGACCCGCCAGCCAGCCCGGCCGAGGGCGACCGTTACATCCCCGCCAGCGGCGCAACAGGTGCATGGTCAGGCTGGGAAGGCAGCATCGCCTACTGGATCGACGGCGCCTGGATGCGGATCCCGCCCAGCCCCGGCTGGATGGCCTGGATCGAGGACGAGGCGCAGGCCATCGTCTGGACCGGATCGGCGTGGATCCCGGTTGTGGATGCCATGGGCTTCATCGCGCAGGCCGCCTCGGTCGCCGTGGCTCGGGAGGCAAATGGCGCCAGCACCGGCATGGCGGTGCTCGAGGAAACCCTCTCCGGCCTTTCCGGGGCCAGCCGGGATTCGACCATCGTGATCCCCAACCGCGCCATCGTGCTGGGCGTATCCGCGCGGACCGTGACCGCGGTGCTGGGCGCCAGCTCCTTCGATTGCGGCATCAACGGCGAGCCCTCGAAGTTCGGCGGCTCGCTCGGCGTGGCCGTGGGCAGCAGCAATATCGGCGTCATCGGCCCCACCGCCTTCTATGCCGACACGCCGGTGCGGCTGACCGCCAATGGCGGCAGCTTTGCTGGCGGCGCGGTGCGCATTGCCATCCATTACCTGACCTGCGTCGCGCCGGGCTGAACCCATGGGAGAAAATTTCACGGACACGATCCGCGAATGGTGGGGCGCGATCATGGCGGCAACCGGGCTGGGCGTGTGGCTGGTCCGTCTTGAGGGGGCGAGCAAAACCGCGCTGCGGGAGGTCGAGCGGCTGGAAAAGCAGCTCGACGCCGATCGCCAGGCGATTTCCGAGACCCGCAAGGAACAGAACGAGATGCTGCGCGAGATGCGCGCCGACATCAAACGTCTGCTGGAACGCAGCGGGCCCGGCCGCGACTGACCGACGCCCAATCCGACCGTCCACCCACCCCGCCAGCGCGCGGGGTTTTTCATTTGGAGAGACCGCATGACGTTTTATCAACATTGGCGGAACCTGCCGGCGACCGCCTGGCACTGGCCGAACTTCTCGCCTGCCGAGATCGCCTGTCGTGGCACCGGAAAATTGCTGGTCAACGAGGATGCGCTGAACCGGCTGCAGGAGCTGCGCGTGACGCTGGGCAAGCCGCTGATCGTGAATTCGGCCTATCGCAGCCCCGAGCACAACAGGAAGGTCGGCGGCGCGAATGCCTCGAAGCATCTTGAAGGCTCCGCCTTCGACATCTCGATGGCGAACCACGATCCGGCCAGTTTCATCGCCGCCGCCCGCAAGGCCGGGTTCAAGGGCATCGGCACCTATCCCCGGTCAAACTTCATCCATATCGACACCGGCCCTGCCCGCGCTTGGGGCGAGCCCTTCCCGGCGCGGGCGACACCCTTCGCGCCTGACCAGCCTTCGGCCCGCGAGCATCTGGCCGACAGCCGCACCCTGAAAGGCAGCGGCGCGGCCGGTATCGGCACCATCGGCGCGGCCGGCGTCGAGGTGGTGCAGCAGGCGCTGGCCGAGACGCAGAACGCAATCCTGCCGCTGCTGCCCTATCTCGACGGCCTGCGCTGGATCTTCGTGGCCCTCGCTTTGACCGGAATCGCGGTGACGATCCATGCCCGTCTCGATGACTGGAACCGGGGCCAAAGATGATCGGCTGGCGCCTCACCCGCGGCCCGGCGCGCAAGGCGCTGGGTCTGATCCTCGCAGCGGCGACGATCCTGCTGTTCCTGCTGAACCTGCGCCGCGCCGGGGAACAGGCCGGGCGCGCCGCCGAACGCTTTGAAGCCAGAGAGAGAAACCATGACATCCAACGCCAGATGCTGGACGCTGCCAGCCGCCGCCCCGCTAATCGCGATGCTCTGGCTGACCGCCTGCGCGATGGCCGGTTCTGACTTCACGCCGCCCTGCCCGCCCGTTGTCGACTACACCGCCTCCGATCAGGCGCGGGCGGCACACGAGATCATGGCCCTGCCGGAAAGTGCGGTCGTGGTCGGGATGCTGGGCGACTACGCCGTCCTGCGCGATCAGGCGCGCGCCTGCCGGTGAAAGGCGGGCCGGGCAAGTGCCAGGCGGGAAGCGCCAGACGCCTCGACCGCCGCGTCACGCCCGGCCCGTTTCACAGATTCACGGTGTCAAGGAGCGGCAGGAAGGATTCGCTGCAAATGGATGATGGCAGGTGCGGCGACGAGTGGAACGTCGTCGGGCGCAGAAAATTCAGAGAGAAAAGCGCGCAGTGCTGTGGGTATAGAGGAACTCGCGCGTTTCGAAGTAAGCTAGGTCCTCCATCTCTTGCATGATGCGGACTTGAGCAGCACGATCCGGTATTCTTTGCGCCGATACAAAGTCGCGAAGCAGTTTTGCCGTATAGGAAGCATAGACGCGGTTGCGCGATAGATCATTCGTCAGCCCCAAGCCGTCCTTGAACGCCTGCAATCCAACAACAAGGATGGCAAGAATACTTGCTCCAAGCATGGAACCTTCAATAACAGGGGAACCGGGAGCATAAATGAAGATGCCTGCCACAGCTAGAGCTTGGAGGGCAACAATTCCTGCAGTGGTAATAAACTCGATTCTGCTTACTGAGTGCTCTTGGTCTGCAAGGGAGCCGGAAAAGGGTAGGGCTGACGCCTTGCGCGCCAACTGTTGGGTGGCATACTCGCCCTGCCAGTTAAATCTGAGTTCGATCCAGTACTGCTCCAGTTCCTGGAAGTATTCTGCGTCTATAGCTTCGGCGTTCACTTCACCAAAGTCGACAAGACGAGCCTCTTGCAGGGCTTCATCGCCGAGAACAGCTTGCCGATAGCCAGGGCTTCTCAAGCGCCGCAGGACGCGCTCAAGCGTTCTGCCGCGATCCTCGATGAAGCGCCTCCGCTCAAGTGAACTGCCGCAGCAGATTGAGGAAAGGTTCGCAAGAATTGTCTGAAAATAGAAATGCCGCAGGCGCTCGGCGATAAGGCGGTGCTTCAGCCAGTCGTCACGCTTGCGGCCATAGAGAATGCCGTTTCCGAACAGAAGCGCCAAGACAAGCAGAAGAAAGGACGCAACTGCTACGACGTATGCGCCAGCCGGGTGACCAGAGACCAGGGGCGCAAACATCGGTGAGGTGCCGACCAGTGTGGTCGCAAGCGAAAGCACGATGGAGCCGATGGAGAATAGGCAGTTTCGGCGGGAGCCTAACTTCAGTCTCTTTGCCGTGTCCTCATGCTGACGAAACGCTTCAACCAGTTCGGGCCACACCAGGACGTCCGCGATCTTGGGGTACTGCAATCGCAAGTAAG